TATTCAGGCCCTTTTAGCATCTGGGGCTATTGAAGAATATCAGGAGCCGGAAGAGCCTAAAGCAGATAGTGCCGCTGCACGTTTGGCTGAGCTTGAAAAGGCCAATGCAGAGCTGACAGCGGCAAATACTACTTTAACTGAAGCCAATCAGACAGCTGCTGCTGATAAAGCCAAGGCTGAGCAGGAAATTGCTGAACTTAAGGCAAAGGTGGCTGAGCTTGAAAAGGCCAAGTCAGCGTCTAAGTCTAAGGCTAGTGACAAGCCAGCTGAACAGGGTGCTGATACAGCCAAGTAAGGTGATCTATGTACGCAACAGAAGCAGACATGGTGAAGCGGTTTGCTGATGACATTGAAGAGTTAAAGCTGATGCATGCAGATGCAGCCGTTACTATCAATGAAGCACTTCAGGATGCGGCAGAAGAGATTAACGGCTATATCGGTGGCCGTTATCCTCTGCCTCTTCCCAATGTGCCCAGTAATCTGAACCGCATGGCCTGTGATATTGCCCGTTACCGGCTTTATTACCAGCAACCCACTGAAGAAGTACGTAACCGTTATAAAGATGCGATTAAATTTCTTGAACGGGTACAAGATGAAAAAGCACATCTACAGATTCAGACCGCAACCAATGAAATTGTAGATGATCAGCCCAAGGGCCGGCCTACCACAATGCCCATTGGAACCAGTTATGTAGGAGGCGTGTTTGGTGATGAAACGCTAGACAAGATGCCTTCATTTAAATAAGGAGGAGGTATGGCTTTTGCTATAACAATTCGTCCTGACAATGAATCTGCCGTAATGGCAGTACTGCAGCATATAGCCGATTTCGACAGCAGAAAGGAGGATATGTTTGTCGAGATTGGTGGCTATGGAGTTTATTCCACTCAAGACCGGTTTATCGGTCAGCATGATGTAGATGGTAATCCATGGAAACAGTCATGGCGAGCCCGGATGCAAAATGGTCAAACAGGCCGTGATACGGGTGAATTAATGAATGAATTGCACTATAACCTGCGCTCTGATGGTGTTGAGTGGGGTTCAAACAAAATGTACGCCCATGTTTTTCATTTTGGTGCCACCATTCTGCCTAAAACGGCGGAGTACCTAACCTTTGCGGTGGGTGGCCAGTTCAGGAAAGTAAAACAGGTCAATATCCCTTCTCGTACCTTCCTGGGCATCAATCAGGATGATGATGAAGAGATCCTTAATATTATCGGGAGGCATATAGGTGTCTGACTTTTTTGCAGTACGTGGAGAAATTGCCGAGAAGCTCAAGGAGATTCCGGATTTCAAGCAGATCTATACGCCGTTGAACTCTGTACTGGTGACTGAAATGGGTCAGGTAACCCCATCAGCTCACGTCAACTTTGTGCGGATTCGCCCTAAGGATAGTGCGGGCAAGGGAAAAATGAACATGATCAGCCAGCAGTGGGCGGTCACCGTGGCCTGTAAGAATGCCCGTTCACAGTCTATAGATGGTTCAGCGGTAACAGATCAGGCGGGTAATCTTCTTGAAGATGTTATTCAGTTGCTCTCAGGCTGGAAGCCAGCCTCGGCACGTGGAGAATTGATGCTGGTTGATGTGAAAGAAGCTTTTAGTACAGGTTTTGCATATCTCACCGCAGTATTTGAATCAGAACGATTTATCTAGGAGCCAGTTATGGCAGCAAAACAATATATAGCCCAGCAACCTTTAGGGCGTTTCAAAAAAGGGGATTTCGTGGGTGGACTCACCGATGCTGAAATCCGACAGCAATTAGATGCTGGTACAATCAAGGAGGTAGAAAAGCCTTCTGAAGAGCCGAAACCAGCTGCAGCAAAAACTACAAAAGAGGTAAAAGCAGATGGGAAATAAACCAGACGTTATTTCGTTACAGGGTGAACTGTTCCTGGCTAAAATTATTAATGGTGCAGTATCAGGTATGTTTCCGGTAGGAAGTATGCCAGCCCTGCAGCTTCAAATTACTTCGGATTCAACCGATCACTATGAGTCCAAAACAGGTTTTCGTACGAAAGATGCAGTACTGCGAAAGCAGACAGGAGTGTCTGTAAGCGGTACCCTGGAAGAGGTAACCAAGCAAAATCTTGCCATGGTGATGAGTGGTAAAGTTACTGAAGTATCTGCAAGCACTATTGCTGATCGCTCACTAGGTACTGTTGAAGCTGGGACCATGATTGATCTGGGTGAGCGTAATCTGTCAGAAGTTAAGTTTAAAGACGGCGCTGATACAGATATTGATGCCAATACCTATGTACTCGATTCGGCATTCGGTACAGTAATTTTTAATATTGCACCGACTGGTGACGTTAAGTGGTCAGGTAAAGCCGGAAAATTAACACGTACTGCGATTGCAAACGATATCGGCAATGAATACCGCTTCTTCTTTAAAGGTGTTGATACCTATAAAGGAGATAAGGTTGCCGTGACTTTATGGCGTGTGGAGTTTTCACCGGAAACGGAATTTGATCTGATCAATGAAGATTTCTCTAGTTACGATATTGAAGGTGAATGTCTGGCTGACATTACCAAGGTAAATGATGCTGAACTTAGCATGTTTGGCCACATTGATCGTTTTAATGTAGCAGCTTGATACTAAAGCTGAGTAACTGAATCCAAAATACAGGCACAGAGGCGCATAAGCGTCTTTTTTTGTGCCTGTTCACTAAAAGATTTATATTAAACAAATTAGATAAAAGTTAATAAAAATAAATAATCTATATTTAGGAAGATGAAATATAAGCTTTATTTTTTCACAAATTATCTAGATATATTAATAAGAATGAGAATAATTATCAAAAATTAACAGATGTTTTGATGTTTTACTTTTAAGATGGGCCCTATTAGGCATCTATGTTGAATTCAAAAATTAAAAATGGAGAATATAAGTATGAAATATCTCTTCTTGGCGCTAGCAGCAGGTGTATTTCTAATGGGGTGTAATTCTAATATGGCTAAGGCTTCTAAAAATACTACTACAGACAAATCCTCAGAAAATTTAAAGCCCAAACAGATCATCAATATTACTGAAGAACAGCAATTACTGAAGTTTATTGGACCAAATAATCAAACATATATCCTTAGAACTACAGATAACTTTGAAACGGCGGAACTAAGTGATCAGTCAGGTAAAACTTATCGACTTAAACGAGCCGTATCAGCAAGTGGGCTCCGCTTAGCAAATAGCCAAGGGGTATCAATCCACTTTAAAAATGGTGAAGGTATTCTAGAACTAATTAAGGATCAGCCTATCAATGTTACTGAGGTTAAGCCTTAAACCTGAGAGATAAACATCGTATTAAATGAATAAAAGCACCTTCGGGTGCTTTTTTATTTCTTGAACTTTATTTTGAGATTCCATCATGAATGATTTTTTTCTAGCAGCTAATCGCTCTATCACAGTGAATGATGTTGAAGTTCACCAGATCCAGATGAAAGATTTTGATCAATGGGCGGTACATGCCGAAAAGATAAAAGGCTTCTTAAAGGGAAAAGATTATTCAGATGAAATTTTAACTCAACTTTTTAAGGCTCATTCAATTGAAGTGCTGGGTATGTGCAGTTTGGCCACCAAGCTTCCAGCTGCTAGTCTGATTGATTTGGCCAATACTTCGGAACAGCAATTTAAAGAAGTTTTATCAGCAGTACTGCAGGTCAACGGCGCTTACTTTAAAGAAGATCAGCCTAAACGCCATAATAAAAAGCAGGTAGCAAAAGACAATGATTCCACCTGGTTTGACTCATTCCAGTTACTGATCAGTGCTGGTCATAATCATACCGAAATCATGAATATGACTTATGGTGCTTACAGTGAATACCTAAAATCAGCCCAAAAGGATTACCGGAATAAGCTTGCAGCACTGACCAGTGTAGTGAGATCTGCTCAGCATGCATCTGCTAAAGAACTAAAGAAGTTTCTTGATGAGCTAAAAGAAGAAATAGTGTGAATTATGTAACATTTTCACATAATTAAATTTACCATTTCCGATTAGAATGGTCGGTATTATAAAAGTGCACTTGAGCTTAATCATGAAAAGAGTATTAACAGCGGAAAGTAGAGCAGCATATAAGAAATGGTTTAACTCATTCAGCAGTGACGAGCAAAGAGAGTTAGTGAATATGGGTGTGGCATGTGGTGCCGACTCAAAGTTTTTTAAGCATGAGATACTAGACCTCCTGAGTCATCTTGATAATGAGAAGCTTAAAAGTAATAGAATTTTATTCAAGAAATTTGCTGAGAGATATATTTCTTTAGTCCCTGATCATATTCGCCCTCATGTGAACTGGACACTACTGGAAAATAGTCGTGATTATCGCTCCTGGTTTGCAAATAGACAGATGTTTGTTTTTAACTGTCTGGTTGTTAAAGATATTTATGAGCATAGCAAGGATAAGAATTCGAGCTACTTATTATGGGCCCCCATCATTGATGACCATACCCCGGAAACTTGTAAAAGTTTCAGTAGCAAAGTATTTAATATTCTTGATAAGGAGTTCCAAGAACATGCTGTTGAGCATTGGAGCAGACCGCAAGAAGGCTGTAGATGCAGTTTGATATCGATTACTCATGCACAGGCAGAGAAATACCTGATGGATATGAACATGAGTGCATAGAGGAGAGAGATATAAGTGAACACGCATGTTCTTTCACTGAAGTAAGTTTGTACATAAAGAACAAATACCTCAAAAAGTTTTTTAATTTCTTCACTTAACCCACCATTCGGTGGGTTTTTTATTGCGAGTAAGAATATGGCTGGTAAAGAATTAACTTTTAAGCTTGTGATGGAAGCTGATACTAAAAATTATGTATCGAATATCAAGGAATCTGAAAGTGTCACTAAGGCCATTTATGCCGCAATAAAACAGGAATCTGAAAAACTGAAGGCTGCATCTGAACAAGCTGCTCAGGAAGTTGGAAAAATAGTTCCGGATGATTTGCAGAAGAAAGCTGATCAGGCTGCTAGCAAGATTAATGGTCTGGCGAATGAACTCAAAGATACAGCAGCCAAGGCAAATAAGGCAGGCTTTGAAATCAGTGAAGCCATTCCAGGTGATGCGCTTCAACTTGCAGAACTGCTGGGTACTAAATTCTTTACAGCGGCCAAGGAGATTGAAGGTCTTGGTGACAAATCGGTTATCAGTGCAGGTGAGTTACGCTCAATGTCGAGCACTGGTGAACAAGGTCTCAATGAGCTTAACTCAGCCCTAAAAGCTGCTCAGGCTGAATTGGTTCGTTTGCAAAGTACGGATGGTACCTTAAAAGATATTGAAATCGCCAAGCAGCGTGTTCTAAGTATTGAAGATGCTATTAAAGAAACGTCCAGTGCATTTAATTACTATCAGGACGTTGCTGTAAATGCCATGCGTGGCGTGGATAATGCCACCCAATCGACCATTAACCAGTTACAGCAGTTCAGTGCAGTAGATCTATCAGGCGTAATAGGTGAAGCGCAGACTGTAACTCGTGCTATTGAGTCAATGGGAAGCGGTGCAACAGTATCTACGCGTGAAGTTCAGCGTATTGGTGAATTAGGCTCTAATGCGATTAATGCCTTAGAAAGAGAACTGAACGAGGCTAAATTAGCTTGGCAGGCTCTATCAAATGCCAGCCATGATATTTCCCTGGAAGAACTGAATCAGGCTAAACAAAAAGTTGAACGCTTGGAGCAGGCTCTGGACCTGACTGAAAACTCAATGAATGAGTTTAAGAGTGCGACCCAGCAAGCAGCACCAGTGGTGGATCATCTGGATCAGTCTCTGGAAAAGACAAACCATGAGCTTAAGGATACAGAAACTTTCGGGCAACGGGCGGCAAGTGAAGTTGTAGGCTTAAGAAATAGCTTCAATGCTTTAACCGGTGTTTTGGCTGCAGTGGGTATTGGTACCAGTGCAATGGAAATTGCACAGGTATCTGATCAGTATAAAACGCTATCTGGCCGTATTCAGATTGCCATTGGTGATAATGCCAACTTAAAACAGGCAATGGATGATGTTGCAAATGTAGCCATAAAAACCAATTCTAATCTTGTGGCTACCGGAGATCTGTTTGCACGGCTGACTAAAATTGGTCAGGAGATGAAGTGGCCGCAAGAGCAGGCTTTAGCACTGACTGAAACTATTAACCGCGCTATTCAGGTGGGCGGTGGTAGTGCAGAAGCGAATGAAGCTGCAATTACCCAGCTTAATCAGGCGTTAGGTTCAGGTGTACTACGAGGTGATGAGTTTAACTCTATGGTTGAACAGTCACCCCGACTGACACAGGCCATGGCTGACGGATTGGGTGTGACTACTGGCCAATTACGTGAGATGGCTAATCAGGGACAGTTGACTACCGCCGTAGTGACCAAGGCCATTTTAAGCCAGAGTGAAGTAATCACTGCCGAGTTTAATAAATTCCCAGCTACGATTGGCGCTTCTATTGAGAACCTGAAAACAGCCTGGACAATTTATATCGGTGAAGCAGATGCAGCGAGTGGAGCAAGTGCCAAGGTAGCCCAAGCCTTAAAATTTGTTTCTCAAAACCTTGATGCACTTATTACAACTCTTACTGCTGCAGCTCAGGCATTCATCGCTTATAAAGCTATTGGAATGGCAGCAGTATTTCTGGAAAAAGCCAATGCAGCGAAGGCTGCACAAGTTGCTATCGCTACAGAAACCGTAGCATTGACTGCAAATACCGGTGCAAATACAGCCAATACACGTGCTACTCATCTTACCGCAGTAGCTAAAACCGAACTGGCTGCTGCAACCAATGCAAGTACAACCGCAAATACAGCAGCTACCGGAGTATTTGGTCGGGTTACTGCTGCAACAAATGGACTTAAGGCAGGATTGGTTTCTGTTTTATCCAGGTTTGGAGCATATGGTGCAGCAGCAACTGGTGTCGTAATCGCTGGTGATCTGCTTATCAATAATTTTCAGAAACTTGATGATTGGTTACTTCGGCAGGGTTCTAATTTTATTGACTGGACTGTAGCGAGAGTAACAGGTACAAAGTCGCTGGCCGAGCAGGAGCGCGATCTGGCAGCAGCTGAGGAGGAATCACGAAAGAAACAGGAAGCAAGTGCTGCGGCCAAGGAAAAACATGCTGCAGCTGCCGAGAAGAGTAGAGATAAAACCTATCAGCTGACCGAACAATCCAAAAAGCTTATTACAGAGTTTGATGCATTAATTGCAAAGGGTGAACCTGCTAAAGAAGCCTTGGAGAAAGTCTCTCAGGCTATGAAGTTTGATTCGACCAAAGGTATTAATGACACAATCACTGCTTTAATTCTCCTGAAAAACCAAGGGAAAATTACGGGCGAAGAATTGCAAGGAAGTTTAGGCAAAGCCTTAGATGGCAAGGACCTGGTTGTTTTTGAAGCGAATGCCAGAGCTGCTTTTGCAGGAACGTCAAAGGAAGCCGAAAAGAATGCTCAGATAACTGAAGCTGTGATGAAGGCGGCATTAGATCGTACCGGACTAAGTACAGAACAGCTTCAAGGTCGTTTCTCAGCTGCATTTCAATCTGCCAGTAATGATGTACAGCTGGTCGTTAGTAATCTTGAAACTTATAAAGCTCAGGGTATTGATACCGGACTGGCACTTTCAGCCAATTTAAATAAAGCAATTGATACTGCCCAGACTCGTGCCGAACTGGAATATGCCAAGAGCTCTCTAATTGCTTTTGGCAAACAGGGATTGGTAGCAGGTGATCAGGTAGCCTTGGGCTTGAGTAAAATTGAGGAAAAGGCGCGGCAGCTCCCTGCTGTACTTGATCCTGTACAAGCCGCATTTGCCGCTTTAGGTATTCAAACTAAAGAGCAATTAAATGGCGCTGCAGTGAGTGCCCAGAATAGTTTTGAAGTTATCAGTAAAAGTGGGCAGGCAACTGTTGAAGGTATTAAGCAGGCTTATATTCAGATGTTAAATGCCGCACTGGCAACAGGAGATAAGGCCCAGATTGCAGCTGTTCAGGCAAAAGCAGCAAGTCATGGGTTACAGGTGCAGATTGATGATACTGGTAAAGCAGTGGTTCAGACGGCTTCGGAATGGGTCAAGGCGAATATCCAGATTGAAAATTCTGCACGAGGTATTAAGGATGGCTACCGTGAAGCTGGCCGGGTGGCAAGAGAGGAGGCCAAATCCTCTACTGAAGCCTGGTCAGAAGCGCTTACTGCCATGCAGGGCAAGCTTAAAGCCTCTAAAACTGGAGTCATGGCTAAAA